CAAATGAGTCGAAGACAAATCTATTTCTTTTTCACCGGGAGATGCTGCTGAACTTAGAAAGAGTCAATCAGACCCCTCAAACTTTATTAAAAAGTTTTTGGATGAAGATGGAATCATAAGTGATGCGGAGGGATACCACAAGTCTTTAGCAATGGCGATGCATCCTGACAAGTTTGCTAAGTTCTTTTACGAACAAGGCAAGAGTGCTTCGGCAGATGAGCAGATGAGGAAAATGAAAAATGTCAATATGACAACTCGCTCTGCTCCTGAAGTAACACAATCGAAATCAGGTATGCAAATTAAATCTTTGAATAAAGACTCAGGTCGTAGTTTAAAGATTAGGAAAAGATAATTAATAAAAAAGTTTAACATTTAAAAAAAAAAGAAAAAAAATTATGGCAGTATTAGCTACCCCCGGGTTTGATTTAACCCCAAGTGCTCAACAAGTACCGTTGAGTACAAATTACATCACTAACTTCGACTTCTTGAATCAGTATCTTCCTGATACCTACGAGAAAGAATTCGAGCGTTATGGAAACAGAACAGTATCCTCATTCCTTAGAATGGTTGGAGCTGAAATGCCTTCTAACTCAGACCTTATCAAATGGGCAGAGCAAGGAAGACTACACACTAAATACACAGACGTTACAACACCTACTGTTGCAGCAGCAGGTACTGCTACATTTACAGTAAATGACGTTTTAGTTCCTGCATTAGGGTCCACAGCAACAACACTTGAGGCTGTTGCTATTCGAGTTGGACAGACAATTCTTATTACTCGTAATGTAACAGCAGTTGCTCCTGACACCAATAGTATAAAGGCTATCGTAACAGCAGTTGGTTCAGGTACTACAAATCGAGAGATTACGGTTGCATTTTATGACGCAGCCGGTTTTACTAACTCAGCACCCGGTACAGACAAGTTTACAGTATTTGTTTATGGTTCTGAGTTTAAAAAAGGAACTGAAGGAATGGTTGGCTCATTAGAGTCTGACGATTACATCTTCGAGAACAACCCAATCATCATCAAAGATAAGTACGCAGTATCAGGTTCTGATATGGCACAAATTGGATGGGTTGAAGTAACTACTGAAAATGGAGCTAACGGATACCTATGGTACTTAAAGTCTGAGCACGAAACTCGTTTACGTTTCGATGACCACTTAGAAACCGCAATGATTGAAGCAGTTCCTGCCGGTATACCGGGTTCAGGTACTCCTATAGCAGGTAGTGCAGCAGCTTTAGGATTTAAAGGTTCTGAAGGTATATTCTACGCTGTTAACAACCGAGGAAACGTATGGGGTGGAGGTAGCCCAACTACTCTTACTCAGTGGGATACAGTAGTATCACGACTTGACAAGCAAGGTGCGATTGAAGAGAACGTAGTATTTGTTAATAGAGACTTCTCTTTTGACATTGACGATATGTTAGCAGGGTTAAACGGTTACTCAAGTACGGGTGCTTCTAACTTCGCATCTTTCGGTTTATTCGACAATGATAAGGATATGGCATTGAACTTAGGTTTCACAGGATTCCGTAGAGGATATGACTTCTACAAGTCTGATTGGAAATACCTAAACGACCCAACTATGCGTGGTGGATTAGGAAGCGAAGCAGTAAACGGACTATTAGTTCCTGCAGGTTCTACTTCAGTATACGACCAAGTAATGGGTAAAAACGCAAAGCGTCCATTCTTGCACGTTCGATACAGAGCTTCTGAAACTGAAGACAGACGTTACAAAACGTGGATTACAGGTTCAGCAGGTGGAGCACAAACTTCAAGCTTAGATGCTATGGAAGTACACTTCTTATCTGAGAGAGCTGTATGTACGTTAGGTGCAAACAACTTCTTCTTATTCCAAGACTAAGAAGTAAATTAATAATGGGATGGGGCTACATATGTAGCCTCTCCCTTTTTTTTAAGAATTAAATTAGAATTAAATGAAAAATAAAAACAAAGTATTTGAAGCTAAGTCTTACAGGCTTACAAGAGATGTAGCACCTTTATCTTTTATGCTACCAACACAAAACAGTAGAAGATTCCCATTAATGCATTTTGACGAAGGTACAGGTACTAACCGAGAGCTTCGATATGCACGAAACCAAAAGTCCCCATTTGTGGATGAGCAGGATGGAAATGCCATTCTCGAACCCGTAATATTTGAAGATGGGCTACTTCACGTTGGAAAAGAAAACCAAGTATTACAGAAGTTCTTGCACTACCATCCCTTAAACGGAGTAAAGTTTCAAGAAATCAACAAAGCTAAAGATGCCACAGAAGAGGTAGACTACCTATTAGTTCAAGCAGACGCATTGATAGAGGCTAAGTCACTTAGTTTAGAACAGCTTGAGAATGTATGTCGTGTACTCTTTAATATGGATACATCAAAGACATCCACAGCAGAGATGAAGCGAGACATATTAGTATTTGCTAAGAACAATCCAACTGATTTCTTAGATGTTATAACAGACCCTGAGCTACAGTTAGTAGGAACGGTTCAAAGATTCTTTGACCAAGGGCTATTGACATTTAGAAAAAGTAACAAAGAGGTATGGTTTAATTTATCTTCCAATAAAACAAAGTTATTAAATGTACCTTTTGGAGAAGAAGGTATAGATTTAGTTGTCTCTTATATGAAGAGCGATGATGGTATAGAGATATTAAAACACCTTGAATCACTATTAGACTAACAAGTTACTCTACCAATATACAAAGACTCCGCAAAAATGTGGGGTCTTTTTTTTTGCCTATCTTTGTAATAAAATAAGAGCAGATGATTAACTCGGTCCGACAGACGGTAATGTCTGTATTGAACAAAAATAATTACGGGTACATAACCCCATCTGATTTCAACTTGTTTGCAAAGCAAGCTCAGTTAGATATCTTTGAGAATTATTTCTATCAGTACAACTACCAATTAATGAAAGAAAATGCCCGTCAATCAGGAACGGGTTACGCAGATATTACGAAAGGTATAGAGGAGGTAATAGACTCTTTCTCAGTAACGCTACCATTGTTACAGAATGCAGGTAGTCAGTATTTTTTACCATCTCCAACAACGACTAACAATAGCTACTATCTTATTAATAAGGTATTAATCTATACTAATCAATTGGCAAGTGGTACTACCACAGCTACTAATGTGGCAGGGACGCTTGTAGAGGACTCTACAGCAGACTTTACAGCAAGTGGTGTATCAGTAGGGGATATCGTGTCAACGGTAACAGGAGGCGTTACATACAATACTATAGTGGCATCTGTGGACAGCTCTACTCAGTTAACAGTAGGAGCTACGTCAGGCGTAATTGTATGGAATGCAACTAATAAGACTTATAATATATATAGGGCATCAGATATAAAGGAAGCAGAGAAGGTAAGCAACAGCAAGATTACTATGCTAAGTAATTCTATTCTTACTGCACCAAACCTAACATTCCCTGCATACGCACAGGAGGGTGACTTCTTGGATTCTTATCCAAACACAATAAATAATATAGGGCAATTGGTTTCTCAGTACATTAGATTTCCATTTGCACCTAAGTGGACATTCATAACATTAGCAAGTGGAGAGCCTGTATTTGATTCAGGAAGTGCTGACTATCAAGACTTTGAGCTACCATTGGACGATGAGGTTAACTTGGTTAACAAGATTCTACAATACGCAGGTATGTCGATTAGAGAGATTCAAGCAGTACAGTTTGCACAGGCTGAGGACAACGAGAATACAGCATCAGAAAAATAACATATGGCATATATATCACAATATCAATATTACGAAAATGGAGGGGCAAGCCCTGAAGATGAAAATTGGGGTTCATACCAATATGTTTCTTTAGAGGATATAGTAAATAATTTTATGTTAATGTACGCAGGGAACCACTCATTGGTAAACAATGAGCCTCGCTACAAAGTATTGTTCCACGCAAAGAGGGCGATACAAGAATTAAACTATGACGCATTTAAAGAGAGCAAGATATTAGAACTAAATGTTGGGGCACAGCTTAGGTATGTGCTACCATCAGACTATGTAAATTGGATTAGAGTGTCAATGTACCGTGATGGTCTATTGATGCCATTGACTGAAAACATTCAGACCAATTGGTCAAGTGCATACCTACAAGATAATAACGATAGGATACTATTCGATATAGACGGTAACGCATTAAGCCCTCAGAACTCAAACTTAGACCAAGATAGATTAGATGGAACTAAGCAGTCTATATACCTAAACCAAAACTCTGAGTATTATGGGAGAGCAGGTTGGAATATTGATGGGGCTTGGTACTTTGACTATGGGATAGGTGCTCGATACGGATTGAATACAGAGACTGCAAATGCTAACCCTACATTTAAGATAGATGCCAAGGGTGGTGTGATAAACTTTAGCTCAGGTATTGAGGGAGAGCTTGTTGTACTTGAGTATGTATCTGATGGTATGGAGAATGGAGACGACAGTAAGGTAA